GTAATCGATTTTAAGTCCATGTCTCTATCCTAATGTAGGTTTCTTGTCTGGAAAATCAGAAGTGCTAGGCCAATCTCTTAATGCTTGGCGATATGCTTTTAATTTATCTTTATCAGGATAATCGTCTAAAAGATATAGAGTGTCTGTTGTAGCAAGTTCACTATTTCTCCAATTTTTTGCGATATCATTAATTAATTCTTGAGGAAGTGTGGGAGGTGGTATTAACTCATAAGAACCGCCATCTTTAGTCACTTCTTTACAAAAAGTTTCGCCACCAACAATTTGATTAGTAGAGCCATCTTTGTGTGTAATTTTATATGTAGCCATAATTTACCCCATATCCACTGGAAATATTAAAACACCGCCATGACCGCCACCTCCACCATAGCCAGTTCCACCTCCTCTGGCAGAGCCGCCTCCACCCCCAAGTCCTCCACCTCCAGCAAAAGCTACAGATGCACTCATAGCCCAACCTCCACAAAAAGGGCCAGCCGCACCTGCACCATAAGCTCCGTTTGAATAATTTCGCCAACCTGTTGCAAACTGTCCAGATAAAAAATTTGCCTGTACTTTTGTATCATAAGAGGTACTATTTGAAACATTATCAATAGCAGCATTTTGACTTGTAAAAAGTGCAGGAAAAGGAGACAGTATATTCATTCCAGAACCACTAAAAACCCAACTGTAATAGTCTTCATGACCAGAAGGAAGCGAATCATTGTCATAGTTCAACGTACCACCGCCTTTAGCCTCATTTCCACCAGTAGAAGATGCTTCTGCGCTATTTCCAGTTGTCCAAAGTCCAACCGCACCGCCTCCTGTCATGTGATTATTTGTATTAGTTACAAGCCCACCGCTTCCTCCTGTATTATTACAAATAGTGCCACCAGAAGCAGAACCGCCAGCATTAGCCGCAACTTCACCTGAACCAATAGCACCTGCTGCTCCTCCATTACCTGTCATTGTAGAAATATTTGAACCAGCTAGACTAGAATTACCGCCAGCATTACCTGCTCCGTCACCTGATCCACTGGTAACTGCTCCTCCTGCCCCAATTGTTATTGTGTAAGTCACAGAGCTTAACAAAGTAAGGAGACTTACAGCACAACCTCCAGCAGCACCTCCTTGAAGTCGTGTTGTAGCACTACTACCAGTACGAGCACCAGAGCCACCAGCACCAATAACATAAACGTATGCTTGTAAATCATAAGCTGGTGTCCAACTTTGAGAGCCAAAAAAACCTATATTTGGTAATGCTCGTCCTACTTGATTATTTCCTACAATTGGCATTTGAAAGCCTCCTTAAATCTCTAGAAATCCAATGGTTGCGTCTACATACACAAGCTGCACAGAGTTACCAGAAAACAAAGTAGCATCAGCGGCTTGGCTGTTAATCTTCTGTGAGTTGCGACCCAATGTAACTGTTCCCCCACCTGTAGCTTTTACAACAACTGTGTTTCCTGCACTAGCACTAGCAGGTAAAGTAATTGTAACGGCACTTGAGCTATTTACAATTATCTGATCTCCTGCTAAAGCTGTATATGCACTCGTTTTGATAAGCCATGAATTGTAAGCACCACCAGAGGTAGCAAAACTTAAATTACCAGAACCATCCGTTTTTAAGAACTGACCTGCATCACCATCAGAACTAGGTAATGTTAGCGTTATATCTGCGGTGCTTGCTGGACCAATTAATGTTACTTTATTTGTACCATTATCGCTGTCTTCAAAGAACTCAATAAATCCTGCGCTTGTTGCACCGTTCTTTAACTGAAGCCCTGCGTTAACCACAGGTGTCGTAAGTGTTTTGTTAGTCAAAGTATCCGTGGATACTAAAGAAACTAAAGTCGAACTTGCACCTGCTGGCAATAACAATTCATTGGTAACACCTGCTGAATGAGGCTGTGCTTTTACTATTTGACCATGACTATTACTTTCACAGTTAAACTGTATTGCACCTGAATTATCGTTACCTTTAACAGTTACATGGCCTGTACCATTTGGTGCTAGTTCTAAGTCTGCATTAGATGTAGTGACAATATCCTGACCATTCATATCAAGATCACCACCTAGCTGCGGTGTTGTATCTTCTACAACATTAGATATTGCACCTGAAACTGCAAGACCTGATACAACTGTACTCCTGGCAACTTTTTTAAGGCCACCACCTGATGTATCAACCGCAAGAAAAACATCATCATTAGCAATTGTACTTATCTCTGATAAAGAACTAACTGCTACTGAATTAAAGTTCGTACCATCTGCTACCAATAAATTACCAGAGGTGTTAGTACCCATCGTAATATCATCACCTGTAACCGTAAGATCCCCTGTTACCGTGAGATTACCTGCAAGATTTACATTTGTAGTACCTGTGGGTATTTCTAATACTGCTGTATCAGCATCATTTTTAATTGTGACATCATTAGTTGAGCCTTGACCTGTTAAAATTAAACCTTCTGCTGCGGTAAAACCAATTGCTGCATCATCCCCTGCCGCAGTATCACCTGCCACTAATAACGTACCAGCAATATTTACATCACCAGCAAAATAACCATCCTTAAACTTGAGTGATGACGTTCCCAAGTCAATATCATTAGTCGTTACTGGTGCAACAAGACCATTGGAAAAAGTAACTTGAGATGTGCCATCAGCAGTAAATGCCAAAGTATCTGCGGCACTAAAAAATAAACCACAGTTTGTATCGCCTGTATTTGTAATAGCAGGGGAACTAGCAGAGCCATCAGGAAACGATACAGGATTAGTAAATGCTGCACCTGTTGAATCAAGTTTGGTAGCAATAGCCGTAGCTATATTATCAAACTCTGTATTGATTTCTGTGCCTCTAACTATTTTATTCGAATCACCAGAGGTCAAGCTGTCTTTTGCAGCAAAATTAACTGTCTTTGTATAATCTGTCATAGTATCCTTCCTAGTAATACTAGAATATCAATTCTCTGTATTGAAAATGAAGCACCTGATATATTCGCTTCAAGCCCAACTGTTACCACTTCACCACCTCCAGATGCATTTATCTTAGGTGTGTTGACCAATAAACTAGCAGTATACTCTGCTGTACCACCATATTCACTGACTCCATACTCAGCAGCAGCCGATGAACCTATTGTAAAATCTTGGGTTTGATAAGCCTCGCTATAATCATAACCCCACTTAAACACTACGCCTGTAGATGCACCACCAATTATTGTGAGGTTAAAGTTCTTTAAAAACTTTAAATTAGCTGGCTGACCAAAAGCAAGCGGATTACTAAAGTATTGTAAAGTAAATGCTGCATTATTATCTTTAAACGTAGAATACTTGGCAATACCACCTAATCGACCAAATAATAAATCACCATTACGCTTTCTTGCATAACATAATGGATTAATACTAGACCATGTAGTCACCCGAAATGCATTGTTAGGCAGTATCTTACTTGTATCAAATACATATACTTTCTCTGTAGAGGGAAAAGTTAACAAGTAAAATGAGTTTTCAGGACTGTAAACCCCTTTAATATTTCTAGTCTCACTTGCTATGTCACCTAGTAAATCATCCCTTACATTTTGACTTAGATCACCAATCTCTACAGACTCTTCCTGTATTGTCCTACCCAATGAGCGTACGCCCGAATCAGACAAAAACAACAGATCACTACCAATTGACACTACTGAGTCCCTAGCAATACAACCAATGCCAATAATAGTATCCTCAAGCGTCATGGTTGCAGGATTAGTAGGGCCAGCGTAAATAAGTATCGTATTAGTACAGAATATAACTAAACGCCCATTATGAGCTGCTAAAGCCACTACATCATCTGCACCTCCAGGTAATACAGTTGTGAGGTCTAATGTTCCTGAACTACCACCTGTCCACTGATAACCTGTCTGCAAATGACTAAAAAATATTGTATGTTTGTTACCTACAACATCTGCTGCCCATAACCGACCAAACGCACTGATAACCTCATTAGCTTGTGGTGCTGTCCCCGATGATGAGCCAAAAGAACTAAATGCAGTCAAAGCATTAGATCCACCAGCATCTGTAAACACTAAAGATTCATGCCCACTTTGAAACAAAAATGCATGGTTATTTAAGTTAGCAAACTTCCAATTATTTGCACTACAGGTATAACCAGCAGGGGTAATCTCTGTAATTGTTGTTGTCCCAGAAAATAGTTTATTATTTCCTGCTGATAAAATAGTAATATCACCACTCTGATCTATGTATTCAAAGATACTCTCAGTGCCAACAGATGCACCAAGATTTGTAGCATCAGATGTTAATAACTCATAACCATTCCTAGCACCAATACGACCAAAGGAATCGATTACACAGTTATCTGCAACCTTTGCAAAGGATGGATCTAAGTCAATAGGCGAGTCCTGAGTGTTAATCCCAGAAAAACCTGGAGCAGAGATCGTTACATTCTGTAGCTTCTGTGCCATTAAATAGCCCTAAACACTAACTCTTCTGGATTCTTAGCCTGATCAAATGCCGCAGCATCCGATAAAGTAACATCTGCAAGCCTAAATAGTTCAGCAGCACTAGTCCCACCTGTCTCACCCCTCTCTCTAGCTGCAAGAGCATGAGCGTACTCAATAACAGGGGCTGTAGGCACTGAGATGGTATCTGAATTACCTGATAAATCAGCAGGTCTAATAGCGACTGTAAATATTAATGAGTAAACGCCATCAGGCGTAGGATGCACATCTATCTGTGTAGCAGAACTAGCAAACCCATTATAAGTATAAAACGATGGTGAACCCTTAGATGAGGTAGACAAATTCTTGAAGTTCTTAAACTCATAAGGTGTTTTATAAGCTAATCGTTTATTAGATGTATCATTGATAGCATCTAGTATGGTTGATCGATCAGTTGCACCTGTAATGGTGTAAGTAAAGTCATCATCTGCCGTGTTAAAGGTTACATCACTCCGCAAAGCAGTCCAATTGACCGCATTTTCAATATATCGTTTTGATTGATTAACTAACTCACCAATCAACGCAGAGTATGTATTCTGAGATACAGAGGTTACTTCTGACTCTCTCAATCGCCTCATAACGGCATTAACTAGCTGTAAATATGTCATCGTCTCAATCCTGTAAATAAACCTCTTGGCGTATACACAAATGATAACATCTGTGTTGGTACAACATCTTGTATAGTTGATTTTGACATATAATCACCAAACAATGATTCTGTTTGTAAGGGCTGTCCAAATAAACCTTGCTGTTGCCCTTGCTGCTGTCCCTGACCTTCTCCTTCACCATCGCCTTCACCAGAACCATCGCCTGATCCCGTGCCAGATCCTGTCCCCGTGCCTGTGCCACTACCTGTTCCTGTGCCTGTTCCTGTGCCTGTATCCGTGCCTTCTCCTAACCCCTGACCTTGTTCGCCACCTGCATCCTCTGTTCCTGAAGCACCTTGACCATCAGCACCTTGACCATTAGTGCCTTGACCATTAGTTTGACCACCATTAAGAGAAGAATCACCACCTGTTAATAAACCGCCACCATTGTCTCCTGACGCATTATTATTGGGATCACCTTGGTTATCAGGATTACCCTGATTGTTGGGATCTCCCTGATTATTAGGATCGCCTTGGTTATCGGGATCGCCTTGATTATTGGGATCGCCTTGGTTATTTGGGTCACCCTCATTATTGGGGTCACCTTGGTTGTTGCTTGGATCAGTGTCTAAGTCTGCACCATCCATACTGCCATCATTAAATAACTCTGGAACTTCTCCAACTCTTGATGGATCATTTGGCGCAGCATCTGCATTATCTCCTACACCATCATTGTCCGAATCAACCTGTTCGTTTGGGTCATCAGGAAACGCATCATTTCTATCTAAGACACCATCTTTATCCCTATCACCTACAAAGGGGTCTCGATCAAACAATGTTGGTACATTATTAGGATCGTTTGGCAAATCATCACTATTATCACCTATCCCATCACCATCAGTATCTACCTGTTCAGATGGATCATTAGGAAATGCATCCTCTGTATCTATAACACCATCGCCATCTGAATCAGTTAACACATCAAAAGGATTGTTTGTATCAGTCAACTCCTCTACTAAACTTGTACCAGAACTATCTTGATTTTCAAAATTAGTTTCTGCTGCTAAAAGCTCACTTGAAGAAACAACTCCATCATTATTAGCATCTAAATCATCAAATCCTTGGCCAAATGCTCCATCAGGAAATGCTTGATCAAATGATTCTCTATCATACTGTGCGTCTGCTGCTTGTTCTGCTGGTGGTTTTTCAGGATAATCACCATAAATATCTTCTGCTGGTCTTCCTTGCAACAAGTCTTCAAGGTGGTTTCCACCCATCTGCTCATATTCTTTAATAAGCTCTTCTTTTACAACTGGATCAGTTGCTTCAATAGCTGCTTGATATATTTGCCTTGGCAAGACATCATCATATAAATTATCATCCCACTCTGAATCAGAGTCCCATGGGTTTTCATATTCTTCTACTTGCCAATCATATTGCACACTAGCATTATCAGGTGCAGCATCCTGTGAATCTGGCACGCCATCACCGTCACTGTCTACAGTTTGACTTGTAGAAGGTGGTTGATTTTGACTTGTAGAGGGTGGCTCATAGTTACTATTGGGAACTGTTATAGAACCGTTAGGGGTTTGTATTGTCACAGTTGGGTCTGTGGTATTAGGCGACCCATTTGCGTTTTCAGCAGGTACACCCGTTGTTGCTTGAGTGCCACCACCATCACCTCCTGTATCAACCGTCTCTTCTGTTTGCTCAGGCAAAACAGGTTGTAATATGTTGGGATCGTCAAAAGGCGGTGGTTCATAACCAGGCCCTTGATCAATTTGCCCTACTATGTCCTCAACATCAACACTTACGCCATCAGGTGCTTTAGTAATAATTGGATTTCCATCACTATCAAAAATAGTTATTACAGGTTCAATTGACAGCCCATCAGGATCTGGCTCAAATGCCGTTTGAAATCCTGACAATGCACCTATAATACCAGAACCACTTATCTGATCAGACGATAAACCAATCGAAGCTAATACCTGCGGAGGAATCATTCCTGACAAACTTGCTATGGCTGATGCCAATCCTAATATTCTCTGACCGAAACTTACCTCTGGAGCTTCTGGTACTTCAATCTTTAAAAGTGAATAACTGCCAATAGGTGCATCACCACCCGTAATATCGACATATAATGTTTGGTCAATAACTTTATCTTGAGTTATTTCACCTTTATGCGTCTTTTGTAATTGACTGTACTTTGATTCAGGCAGCTTCATGTAAAGCTGTGACTTATCATAATCAAACGGAAAGTCTTTAAGGTTAATACTTTCTTTCAATTCACGAGATAACGGAATGCCTTTCTCATTCAGTTTATTAATAAAATCCTGATAATAAACGTCATGTTGTGTCCAGTCAGTTTGCGCCCTTTCTATCCCAGCTTCGTTATCACGCCAATTAGCGGCTGCATTTGCTGCTTGACGAATACCTCTACCTGTCATCAATGAGGCTTGCGTTCTTCCCTGTAAAGAACTTATCTCATTACCAAATGGTGTTTGACCTTCAATTCTTGGCGCACCAGCATCCTGCCAATCATCCCATATCTGATTTGCATCATTAAATCGCTGCTCAGTATCAGGGTCATCCATGTAGTTTTCAAACCACGCCCTCATACTGAAGTCATCACCTAGATCATAATCATCTAACGTGTAGTTACTGTTACGATCTAGTAAACCTTGATCCCATTGAAATCCTTGAGTATCCGCAGGAGGAGGCGCACCTTGTGTAAGCGTTGTGCCTATTGCTTCAGATACTGATCCACCTGTCCGGTCTACCTGACTTGGATCACCTGTCATCATACCACCTGATGTAATTGGCGTACCTTCAGGAACATTATCAGGGGTTGTATTCAAAGGCTGAAAGGTTGCAGGTGTTCTAGTGTTTGGTAAAGGTTGTGCTTGATTGGGTATTACATAATCATTATCAGATATAATAGGCGTTCCTTGAGGAACATTTTCAGGAATATTTTGAGGGTTGGGTATTGGCTCCCATGCCTCTCTAAAACCAAGACCTGCACCATATGGACTAACAGATAACTTAGCCCTGTAGAATGTACCAAACCGATCTACTACATCTCCAGGTTCATACGCATTGGCACGACTGTAGATAGTTGCATTAAAAGGTACAGTATCCGTAGCTGCTGGTAATACACCATACAACTCTTTAGACAATAATCCCTTAACGGGTGTAAATGTATTAAGACTCATTAGCCTTTTGCCGTTGCATTAACAACCTCCATTACTGCCATCAATGTACTGGCTAAACTGCTTATAGCTACACCCATCCACTTTAACCATTTCTGCACCTGATGCCAAACATCATTCTCTTTCTGCTTTAACGCTCTAGCTTCTGCTGCCCTGACTTTCTTACATTGAGCCTGAAACTTTAACCAATCATCGTAGAGTCCTGCCCTACCACTATAAATCATCCACTCCCGAATCCACTCTTCCTGCTTTCGTAACTTCTCTAACTCAAAGAAGTTCTGTAATTCGGTTTTCTTTTTACTTCGTTTATTACTGCGTCTTGCAATAATACTCTTACAGTTAAAGTAAGTGGCACAGCTATCACTTACATCATAAAACTCTCGACCATTCTGCAATGCAGACTTAATCGTTGCAAATGCTGCATTAGCCTGTTGTATCTCTTCAAGCACACTATCGTCTACTCATGAAAGCTGTAGCACCAAAGTAAGCAGCAACAATAGATGCCTGTGCTATGTAAAACAAACCCAGTAAATCAGACAATGCCTCTACCCTCTTATCTGGCATTACAGGCAACATTAAGAAAATAGAAAATATAATCATAGACAACATGGCTATCCATGCCATCTGTTTTTGAGAGTCAGCCTTTTCCTCTCTCAACTCTAGCTCAGTCATTTCCTGATGACGATTTATCTCTTCATCTGTAACAGTACCATCACCATCTAAATCATACTTCTCATACTTGGACTTTCTCTGTAATTTTTTATTTGCCATAGTATTCAACCGCCAAGCCTTCTTTCAAAAGCATCTCACAAATATCTACACCATCACTACTTCTAAATGGAGTAGCCAATATCCGACCATACTTACCCTTACCATGAGACCATATCTCTAACGTGTCCTCACACAACTCTTGCACTCTCTCTTTAGCAATCAGACCTCGTCTTTTCTCTTCTAAGTCCCTTGTTCTTGTTTCTGGGGTGTTTATACCATAAAGCCTCAATCGTTGATTAGAGAGCATTACACCAAAGCCCAGATCGATGTCTACATCAATTGTGTCGCCATCAACAACTTTTATTAATTTGCACTTGTAATAATAAGGCTTCATATCTTTTGTGTCTTAAACTTCCAGTCAATACACGTTGTACTTACAACATACTCTTCTTTTTCTGCCCACTCTCGTCCGTTTTCTTTTTCCGTCTTTGTCAGATAATTTATACAATCAATGTGATTATCAAATGTACCAGCATATATTGTTGTCTTACACACTGTGGTACTTTCATCCATCATGCAAATCAATAATACTGCACTAAATAACTCAATCATTTGTTTAATTCAGCACTAATATTTATGTACGCCTCATTCTTATCTGGTGTTGACTTATCATCTGCAATATACCGACCCTTCTCATCTCTAGCCCGTATCTGCTTAAATTCTCTGTTAAAAAACAACTTTAAATGTTGATCATATAACCACTTAATCATTTCTCTCTCGACACTCCCCTAACCTTCTCAACAGACCTCATAGCACCTAGCCCCAACATACCCATTAGAACAGGCATCATGGTACTGGTATCAATTAAAGGTATTATAACTTCCGACTCTGCTAACGCTAAACCAAAGTTAGCCATTGGTATTACAATAAAGTTGCTTGCCATCCCAAGTACACACACCCATCCCACAGCAGGTCTCCATCCAGCAACAAACATAGACTGACTTGCTGCCTCAACCTTATTAACTTCCAACTGACCTTTTGCTAATTCCTGAGCATGTTTTTGTGCCATTGTGCCAATTTCATGGGCCAAAGCGTTCTTTGTATCTTTGTCTTCAATAAACTTATCGAGCAGTCCTGCAACTGGCCCAATCAATGCCTGAAGCATAAGTCCTCCAAAATAAAAAAGGCAATGGGATAACCCACTGCCCTTCTCATAGTGTGTGAAATGCTCATCTTAATCCTTAAATAGAGGCTTTACGCCCCTAATATTAAAGGACTAAAACGAAGCCAGTTTCAGAACGTAATGGCTCGATACCATACAGACGATCTGCTGTAAGGAGTGTTGCCAAATACTCTTGCTTGTACTGAGTCTGAGTTCTAACACCAACCTGCTCAACCAATACCATAGTATCGGAGTGGGCAAAGATAGCACCTTGAACATCGACAGAGCTTGCTGAGTTATCACCAGCCGCTTCTACAGTCGCGCAATTGTTTGAAACATATACATCGATACCATAAAGGTTACCAATCTGACCATTATTAACCGTCTGACCTCCAACAAAGTCAGATGAGGTATAACGATCAATACCCATAATGGAGTTCCTTGCGGAGGGGGGTACAACAAGGAAGCGTCCATCCATAGGCGTACTTGCTTCATCCATTTTCTGAATCAAAGCTCTAAAGCCAGCATCAGTAAATACATCAGTACCACCAATAACTGTGTCAACAGCATAAGCTGTTAAACCATTAGACGCATCAATAAAGTATGAATTGCTGTGAACGTAGTCAGTAGCACTTGCATTACCCTGATCACCAAAGTTCTGACCAAGAGCGTGTAACGCACTATCAACCTGGAGTGCAAGCGAATACCCTGCATCAGCAGTATAGAACTGACGCAAGCTACCAAGAGCTTGTACTTCAGCGATATCATCAATCAAACGTGAATACTCATAGTGCTGATTGATTGCTACCTGTACTTCAGTAGACGTACCATGAAGAATGTTGACCAAAGCACCTTCAGTCTTTGAACTGGCTGCACCACGGTCAGGTGATGGGATATGAATAACATCTCCCTTTTGTCCTTCCATTGACATCTTCTTTACAAGGTTAGCCAATACAAGGTTTTTCTCGTATGCAGCTACAATCTCATCCGACCAAATCTCTGGGATAAACGTTGCTGCTTCTGTAGCACTAATTGCTTTTGCCGCTGTGCCAAACGCGCCACTACTGGAAGTGACATATGATGGTTGTGTTGCCATGATAATACTCCATTATCTTTTGACTCGACCCTCCGCATAAGCCTTTAGTATTTCATCATTCAAAGCTGTATACATTTTAGGGTTGTTAGCTTGCATCTCTTTTAATTTAAGATAGTGAAAAGTTTGTTTAGAACTTGGCGTAGTCGAACCACGGGTGTTTCCTGTTGATGCTGCCTTTACCTGCTGTTTTCTGCCGTTAGTGACTGTCTGCGCCACAGACTCCTGACGCTCCTTCCACAATGACATCAACTCAGAGGCTCTCTCAAAGTCGTAGTTCTGATCCGCGTTTCTAAAATCCCTTTGCCGTACTGGTGAAGCAGCAATCCATTCCTGAAATCGTGCATCAGCAACAATGTCTTTAGTATCTGGGTGCGTCTGCATTAACTGCTGATGCGCCTGTTGATGCCTCAAACTCTGTTGCGTCTTCTCTGCTTCAACAACTTTTGGATGCCTATCAATTAATTGCTCTACTGCCTTTTCAGGATCAGCAAAGAAATCAATCTCCTGCTTAGGCTCTTCCGTTTTGACTTCTGCCGTCTGGTTATGAATGTATGAGTCTACAACTTTCTTTAACTCACCGTACTCTGCACCCTGTTTACCAAATGCTCTCTCAACATCTTGGTGCATCGCTATCAGTTCAGCCGTCGATTTATCCCTGTATTTAGGAGGGATCTCCGGCTCTTGCTGCTCAACCATCATTTCCTGTTGCTCCATTTCCTCAACAGGTGTTGCCTCTGGCGTGTCAATAAGTTTTGTACCCATTTTGACTCCGTCTTAAAAAAGATTATGGATGTGGGTTATCAGGGCTTCGTAAAGTTATCCTGTCTTTCGCTCTTCTGCTATTTTCACTTGCCTCCACTTTGCCCAGTTCTTCGTGGCCTTGGGGAAGTCACCGGAGATCGGGTCAAGCGAAAAGTTTATGCTGCTTATAATCCTAAATGCTTGATTGGTACATTCTGGACAATTAACTTGATGAATAGAGTTATCCACAAGTTTCTCCACAATATGACCTTTCTTACACTTAAAATCATATAACGGCATATCAAATCTCAAGAAAATTGAACGAGTTATCTTCTTGAGGTGTCTCAAGATTACCTTCTATACCAAGAATTTCTATTATTTTAGCAACTTTTCCTTTCCTAAAACAAAGATCATCTTGACTGTGAATCGCCTCGATATTGTTTAAGAACCTCTGCTCTTGTACTAACTTTTGCTTAAGAACCTTCCAGCCCTCAGTTAAAAACATAGTACGCAAAGCATCGCGTTCTTTTTCAATTCTAAGTGACTCTTCTGTAACCATCTGTTTACCCTTTCGGACAGATGTTGCATTTTAACATCAAGAAAGTATCGTAAGTCAATACCTTTACTTATAGCTTTTACGTTTTTTCTTCTTCTTTCCTGTCATATACCCAGGCATAACTCCTCCTATTTGCGTTTCCGCTTTCTGTGCAATTTGATGTTATCTTTCTTTTTAATACGTTTAGTTGGCCTAGCCATGTCATCACCATTTTGTTTTATGTGACCAGTATCTAGCACTAAACATATCAGGCTTGGCATCTTGTGCATTGTGCCTAGCGTAATATGATTTCCTCCGTGCCTTATCCTTTTTGCTCTTAGGGTTTTTACCAGCACCCGTCACACCCTGCTGACCAAACCTAATCAACTTCATCTCATGTCCACGCTCTGCTAATACAACGTGTGACTTCGTAGAATGCTTGGGTGTTCTTTTCGGTTTATTAGTACCAGACAACCCATGCTTCTTTAATAATGCTTTCTTTCTATCTGCGTGAGCCACATCAAGCCTTTCGTGTTTTTGTCTTTTTAGTCTTTGTCTTTGCTATAAGATCAGAGTCTGCTTTTCTAGCACCACCCTTTCCTGTTGCAAAACTTTTAACCCGACCAGCAGCCCATTGATGCGCTGAAACTCCAGGTCTAGAACCTGAACTGTAATATGCCCCTAAACCTCTCTGATATACCTTTGCAAGTGTTGCTTTAGAAAAACGACTTGACTTGGCATATTTTTCAAGCACTTCTTGTTTTCCGCTTTTTTTTGCCACTTGCCACCCTCTGCTTGCTAATTTCGTCCATTTCTTTCTTGGTTAATGTTCCTTCTTTATACTTCTTCCTAGTGCGCTTTATCTCTGCAATTGTTTTTTTAGGATTCTTAGATCCTGCTACATACTTTTTAGGAATCTTTGGCATTAAGTGCGCTTCCTTGCCTTCTTCTTTGCAGTCTCAGAAAGATCCTTGAAGTGAAATAACTTCTTACTGGTCTTACCATGCTTTTTACCAGAATGAGTATCACCATTTGGCATCTTATGCGTGCCACCCATATGGCGAGTACCGTCTTTAAAATAATGTGCTACACCTTTCATAATTACCTCATCGGAGTGACGTTGCGTTGCGCTGCGGCTTGTTGAGCTTCCCGTCTTTCAGCGAGTTGTCTTTCAGCAAGAATGCGAGACGCTTCCGCTTGAGCCTCTTTAGCCGCAATCTCTCGCTCCTTAGTGAGTTCCTTTGAGATTTTAATCCTGCGCTCAAACTCTTTGTCATCTTCAGTTCCCACTTTAAGATTTGCTGTTACCGCCTTGATCCTATCAATCTCCAACTCTTCAGGCAACTGACCTGTCTCTGCTGCAAGTTTTCTTGCCCTAGCCTGTGCTTCAACCGCCTGACCATTCAGCGCATTGGTCTGTGCGTTCTGGAAACCAAGTTGACTCTGAGCCGTAAGCTGCTGCAACTGGACTGCCTGTGGGTTAGGCTGTGCAGCCTGTCGCATAGCAGCAATTAACTGCTCCCTGTTACTCAAAGACATATTATCTATAATCGCTTCAATCAACTGCTGTTTGACAGGAGAATCCTGCATGGTCTGTAACAGTTGGGTTAACTGAGCTATCTCATACTCCCTAGCCACAACACCCAATGAAGTTGTCGCAACAAACTTATAATCACTAACAGGATACAATTCAGGCTCAAACTGCATATAACGATGAGCGGTTTTTGTTACAAAGGGAATCAAAAAGGCTTCTTGGAAGTTAATCAGAGTACGTTTATGCCGCTTAATGACCGTACCCAAACCCATACTGAAACCAGCAGCAGAGCGTGTATCAGTCCCTGCCATCCTGTCCGTAGGATCAATAGCACCTGTCGAAGTCTGAACCATCTGCTGTAATGCAGCAGCCTGATTAAATGTAATCTGACTTACCTGACCAAAATTGAAAGGCTGTAAAGACTCAGCAGGATTACCATTCGTCCTGATCGTACCTCCAGGTCTTACATGTAATTGCTGTCCTCTTGGAACCCTAGATGCATCCATTGCTAACATAGGGTGTATAGTTAGGGCTAATGCATCGATTCTAGCCCGTATTTCAGCGTCTAACGCCTTTTGTGAGTTGTAGGCCTTCTCACATATGCCTCTACCCCAGAAACGGCTAGGAACGATGTCAAATGGGAATGCGATGACAGGGCGATCCTGCATCATGTAAGGGTTCTCTTCTGCTTTTAAAAGAACGTCCTTGTTCGCTATTACGACAATTGCTTCAACGTAATAACCTTCTCCCTCAGTTTTCTCATCTTTTAACTCATCAAGTAGATGACGGGGGACCAAACCGTAGTAAGTTGTCTTCCTAGCCTTATTCTCCTCATACATACTGGTTTCATTAGGGTCAGCCAGTAAATCAGTATTGTAAGAAGCGTTAGTAATCTCACCTTCTAAGTAAACACCTTCTTCCTGAAGCATCTCCAACTGGTGTTTGGGTACAAATTCATCAATGGCTACACCTAAAGCGTCATCAATACTTGAGGCGCAAGGGTCTATTAAGAAGTTTTGAGGTAGGACAGAGCGTAATCTGACAACACTTCGATCCCTTATTCTTACACCTACCTGATTTAACTGCCCTTCCATGACAGGTTCGGTAGCAGGGGACATCTCTTTTTCATCTGTTAAGGTGATTTCACCAATACCTGTACCAAAAATAGCTGAATTTAGAATGCATTCAGACAATTCCTTGCGGATTTGGTGCTTGCTGAAGTCTTCGTAGAGCCTTTCCCTCAATAAAACGACATCAGGACGGGGATCACCTATGTCATCTTTGATGTCAAACCATCGTCCACGACCAAATGTTGCCTCTTCAATCTCTGCGACAGTTGATTCTACGGCTTGTTGGGTAGCTGGTGATACAATTC